ATGGCTAACAACCAACCGCTGTCGTTGACCACGTGCATGGGCAAGATTGGCGCCGCAGGCCGGAAACTCGCGACCCTCAGCCTGGTGCAAGGGCTCTTGCGGAGCATTCCAGGCCTGCCTGCCGCCGCTCTGGCTGGTGTGGTGATCATGTTCTTTGCCTGGTCCTGCGAGCGCCAAGCCCGGCGGCGTGACACGCTGGAGGCCCAGCAGGTGAAGAAGCTGGCAGCGGAGGAGATCTCCCGGCTCCAACACCAAGCGGCCGGCGCACTGCGGGATGCCAGGCAGAGCGTCGCGGCCGTCCGTGAGCTTTACTCCCAGCGGCAACAGCTCGCGCGCCAAGCCGAAAGACTGCGTCAAAGTCTCGAGTCACTCCACAAACAGGAGTTCGCGCGCGCCGACGAGGTGGCCACCCTTCCCACACCGGAAGTCGTGAGCCGGGTGGCCTCTCGTCTCCAAGAACCGGTTTCAGGTGTCAGGCACCAGGGGTCAGGGCAGCAGGAAAAACAGGTGCCAGGTGTCCGGTGTCAGGCATCAGGACAGCGAAGTGCAGGGCTTGAAGCTCGAAATGGTGGAGGACGCGTCGTCCTTGTCCAATCCCAGGCTCTCGACAACTTTGCGGGCGGATTCATCGCGGGGGTGCTTGTCCGATGAACCCTCTGGACGTCCAACGTGTCGCGCTTTGGTGGGGCCCCGGCATTCTAGTCCTCATCACCTTCGGCTACGGTTTTCTCCGTCTGGCACACTACTGGATTGAAAAGTCCATGGAAGTGAAGCGCCATCAGATGGAGGGCGCCTACGCCCTGGTGCGGCAATACATCGAGCAGTTCCTGGGCGCCCAGAGCGGGCAAGCCGACGCGCTAACGCGCCTCGCCACTTCGGTCGAGCATCGCGAGTCGCAGGAGAGCTTCGAGCACCAGGAAATCCTTATCGCCCTGAAAGCTCTGCATCGCGACATGAACAACCTGCGCTGCCGTAGCGGTGAGGATCTCTGCGCGCTTCGCGCCGCGTCGGGATTCGCGGGGAGATGCGACTCCTCTTCCGACTTAAGGCACCTGCTGGATTCCCGAGTGCCGGGGTATAGCTCCTTGTCCCGGCCAGCGAAGGCGGCGGCGCCCGATGCGGCAGGAGTGGAATCGGAAAGAGAGCACTTTCCAGGCCCGAGCGCGGCGGCCTCCGAAGGCTCGGCCACCCACAAAACGCCCAGGCCTGATTTAAGTATAGATAATATATTCTGAGGAGTTAATCACTTATGGCCGCAACTGTTCGTCATCGAGAAATCATCCGTGGCAAGATCCTCTACTACCTGGGCCTCATCTACCCCCAAGCGGCCACCTTGCCGCTTCTTCAGGGTGAACTGGACATCTTTGGCTACCCCGTGCCCTTGGAAGAATTGAATTTCCACATCGCCTACCTGACAGAAAAGGGGCTGGTGAGCGTGGAGCGCGTTCGCGGGCCCCGCTCCCGGCGTGAAATCCCACTGGTGAAAATTACCGCCCAGGGTATCGACTATTTCGACGGCCGCCTTCCGGCGGATGAAGGCATCTACGTGGAGCCCCAGCAATGAAGAAGCGCCTGTCTAGCCAAAACGCTCCGGGCAGCGGGGCCGGGGACCGTCGGGCGCCCGGCGGGGCGGCGGCTCAAAGCCACCCGAAGAAGGATTCCGTCCCCTCTGCCTCAGTGCAGCAGCCTACGGAAGGGTCTGCCGCTTCCGAAAAGACCGTGCCGGCAGGCGGCCGAACCATTAAGAACGAGGTCGGTCAACTCAGTCCTGATCTGCGCAAGCTGGTTCAAAAGATGCTCGTTGAGGGCTCCACGTTCGAGGACATTGTGGAGGCGGTGAATGAACGAGGAGAGAATGGCATCACTCTCCACGCCGTCCAGAATTATTTCCAAGGCAATTTGGAAATACAAAAAATGCGGGTTCGCCGTGTGATTGAAAGCGCCGAGGCACTCCTGAGCAGCGTCGACAAAGACCCCCGATCGGCGGAGGCCCGGCTTGCCAGGGCCACGTTCCTCACCGGCTACTCTCGCGTGCATCGGGACGCTGCCTTGATTACCCCCAGGGATGCCGAGCGCTCCCGCCTGGACCGCGAGAATCTGTCCCTCAAGCACCACATCCTCATCATGCAGAGGAAAAAGGCCGCGCAGGAGCTGGACTATTCCCGCGCGCGGACGCGTTTGATCTTGCTGACGCAAGGAAAGCTCCAGGAAGAAATTCTGAAGTTACAGCGGGAGGTTAAGGCGCACCGTCCCGGTGAGCCGATCGGGCCGGAGATGCTGCAAAGGATTCAGCAGCTTTACGGTCTTGCTTGTCAACCACTCCTTTATGAGGGCGATTGCAAAGAACGTGACAACCGATAAAGGGGGTCAGAGCGTGAGGAGCTATGGGCTGCACCATTTCCGTTTGGGTGTCCTATGTTTGATTGTTATATCCTTCCGGCCCGCTGACATGAAATCCCTGAGCTTTGTTGTCTCTGAACGTCGGATAGTAGCGCAGGCAGAAGGTAGTCTCATGGCTGGTCCCTGCGAAGTCATGGTAAAGCACGCGCCCCAACACAAAAAGGAAAGCCTGATCTCTGTGGGCGTTATCGCGCTGCTCTACGCTCCAGGGAACAACTTCCTCCAAAGGTTGTTTCGGCGGCAGCACTTGTGGCACGAAATCGCTCTTCTCGAAAGTAGGAAGCGGGCCGGGGTCTGCCTGTTCCTTAGATCGATGGACAACAGTAACGGCGTCTATCCAAGCGGGCGTCTTGCCGAAATTGCAGAACGCGCAAAGAGCGCCGTAAAAGCAAGGCCCACCCGGATAAGTTTCAATCAGATTGAGCTGGCCGACATTTACCAGAACCCAAGGGCGCTCCGTATTGGTGAGATGCTTCATGTGATCGGCGGCGATCCGAGCCTGATTCTTGATGGCAAACAATGTGCCTATGGCGGCCGCTACATAAACAGCAGTCAGAACGACCATAGCCCGTTCAGGCCAATGTGGCTGCGACTCCTGGTCGGCTGGATACTTTTCTGCTGCGGCCTGCTTTTTTGCGGCCTGAGTGCCAACAAGTTCTTTCGCGACGACCCTATTGGCGTCCGGGGAGCGCTGATCATTTTTGGCTGGCTGACTCTCGGCGCTTTGTTCATGATTCCGGGCATTAGTCTTTTGATCTATGGCCGTCCTTTGCCATAGCAAGGGGACGCATATCCAGGTGGATACCATGAAGATTGCGGTGGGTAAGGCTACCATAGGCTCAATTCGTGGACTTCCTCCGATTCGCCGCACGCTTTTTCATCGCGCGATAGTGCGGATGAGTTTTGACACGATACTCGCCGCAAGGCCGACAATAGAAGGGCAGGGTCCTCTGCGCGAATCTACCTCTTCGCATTACGAAATAACCCAAATTCGACTGCTTTCTGTGGAGCCCCCAGAAGCGCCGTCCAGTGACGGGTCCTCAGCATTCTGCAAGCGCGGGACCGACCACACCAGGGTTGCTCCGAGTGTTGTGCCAGAACGAGAATTCGTTCAGGCAAAGGGGCAGATACCTTCTGCTGACGTTGTGGTACGTGCCCACGATGCCACGCTTCAAAAGGCTCCGGAAGTTGTCATCTTCAACACCACAGCACTAGAAAAACTGGTTGTCAAGTACTTTCTAATCGCCTTTATGAGGGGAGTGTAAATGCGCCCGCGAAAGCGTGACATCCCGGCGATTGCAATCAAGCCCGTGGCGAACCCTCAGGAAACTGTGCGCGCCTCAGGAAACCGCCCCACGGAAGAGCTTCTCGCGGCAATTATCCCGGATGTCAAATCTCGAAAGGCCGCCCGGGAATCCAGAAGCGTGGCCCCGAAACCTCTCATTGAAACCCTGGGGCCTGCCCTGCAATTACTTCCCTACCAGCGTCGCTGGGTGGAGGATAATTCACACCTCAAGATCGTGGTGAAAGCTCGCCAGATCGGCTATTCCTTTGCCGCTTCCATCCGCGCCCTGCTCGAGTGCCTGAAGAGAAAGACGACCTGGATATTCCTCTCCAAAGGCGAGCGGCAATCCCGGCTGCTGATGGAAAAGGTGCAGGAACACATCAAGTCTTGCGGAATCCTGGCGCGCGCTTGCGAGTCGAGCTTTTTCGAAGGCACGCTGATCAAGCAGTTGGAAGTACGGTTCGCCAACGGCTCTGTCATCTACGGCCTTCCCGCTAACCCTGACACCGCGCGCGGCTACTCGGGCAATGTCACCCTGGATGAATTCGCATTCCATGCCGACGCAGACAAGATTTATGCCGCACTCTTCCCTACCATCACCCGCGGGTATTGCCTGGAGGTGATCTCGACTCCCAACGGACAGCAAGGGAAGTTTTATGAGCTGGCGAAGGCGGCAGGACTGATAGAGCAGGAGTCAGGAGTCAGGAGTCAGGAGAAAGCGGTTCTTCACTCGTCACTCGTCACTCGTCACTATCCTGGTCCGGCCCTCGCGTGGACATTTACGAAGCCATCCGCCAGGGGCTCAACATTGACTTGCAGCTCCTCCGCACGGGTTGCGACGACGAAACTTCGTGGCAACAGGAATACTGCTGCCAATTCGTCTCCACCGCGGAGAATTTTATCCCGCCCGCACTCATCGCCCAGTGCGCAAGCGCCGAGGCCACAACGGACTGCCCTCCTCAGTTCCTGGCCTCGGCGCCCCACCTCAGCGTGGAAGCGGGGAGCTCGCAGGCAGGGGCGCATGGTCCCGTTCCTCCAGGGACGTGGGATAAGCATGCGTTTGTGGGGTCGCATGATGGTGCGCTCCTCCCTGCGGACTTTTACCTGGGCATCGACATCGGACGGCGGCACGACCGGACAGTCATTTGGGTTGACGAAGTAGGGGCGGCCCTTGTGGCCGCCCAGGGCGCCCACGAGGGGCGCCCCTACGCAAAACCCGGCAGAATTGCCCTGACTCGCTTGGTTCGGACGTTCTCGAATACACCGTTTGCCGAGCAACTCGCCTACGCCCGGGAATTGCTGTCCCTTCAGGGACCGGACGGCCGCCCGCTGATCCGGCGCGCCTGCCTCGACGCGACGGGTATGGGCGCACCGCTGGCGGAATCGTTGCAGCAGGAATTCGGGCCGCGCGTCGAGCCGGTGATGTTTACGGCGGCGGTGAAAGAGGATATGGCGTATCGCGTGCGGCGGCGCATGGAACAGCGCCTGGATCTCCTTCCCGATGCGCCGCAGATCGCTCGCGCCTTCAGCGCAGTGAAAAAGCTGGTGACGCTGGCGGGAAACACCCGCTTCGATGCCGAGCGCACGGACCTCGGACACGCCGATGAGTTCTGGGCCAAGGCCCTCGCCGACCTCGCGGCTGAACAGCCCGTCGCTGCCGCTTTGGGCGACGGGGCCATCGTGGGGACGCCCCGCGCGGCGGTGTGGATGCCCGCTGCGCTGCCGACGGAATTTTGAATTTGCGATTTGTGATTTGTGATTTCTGATTAGTCCATCGGGAATCGCCAATTGTCAATGATCGGAGGTTATCTATTAAGGCAACACTAGTACCGCCGCAATTTGGGGGAGTTACCACCGATACGACCGCGCAGACCTTGGCGAGTCTGAATCCGGTGGTCGACCCACCGGCGCCCGTAGCGCCGCCTGCGCTTACCGGTCCTTATCCGAGCGCGGGAGCTGCGCAAGCAGCGGCTTCCCCGATCAACCCTGTGAAGCTTGACTACGTATCCTGGGCCGTCGCCACGATCCAGTCTTATCCCGGTACGTCCCTGGCCGAGTTGGCTGCGGAAGCCTCGCAGACCGCCTATAAAGGCTACATGCAGGTCTGGACGATCATGCAGCAGATGCGCCAACAGCCCGGCGTGGCCGCCCAGTATGATGCCATGCTGGCCGCAATGGCGGCATCGTAAGGCAGGGCAGACCGGGGGGACCGCAGAGGTTACCGACTATGGCGCTCTTTGAAACAATTCGCCAAGTATTGACGCCGCCCATCAGCTATCCGATGGTGACTTTGTTCCCCGGGGGGCCGATCGGCAATGACGTTGGATTGAACCCCAGCGCGCAGCCTGGCGGAGGAGCAGTCCCTGAACCGCGTCCGCAGATTTCGCAGATGACGCAGATTCAGAAATCTGAGAAATCCGTACAATCTGCGGATACTTCGCTTCGCGGCGCCGTGGGAACTGCGAACTTCGCCGGCTTCATCCGAGACCTGGGCGAGTACAACGCCACCTTGGAAGGCCGCAACGCTTTTCTGGTCTATGAAAAGATGCGGCGCTCGGACGCGGATGTGAAAGCTGCGTTGCTCGCCTGCAAGCTGCCCATCCTGGCGGCAGACTACCAGATCGTGCCGGGCCTCAAGCAAAACGAACCGGGCTTCGCCCTGGCAAAACAGATTGCCGATGAGGTCCGGGAAAACCTTTTTGTGGGGCTCGAATCGCCCACCAGCACGGGGTGCTGGGTAACTCAAAACTTCGAAACGGTGAAAGAAAATGCGCTTCTCTGTTTGGATTTTGGCTGCGCCGCGCACGAGGACTTATGGCATATCGACGGTGACAAGGTCCGGTTACGAAAGCTTGCGCCGCGCCTGCCCAACACTTTCTATCGGTACCACGTCGATGAGGACGGGGAGTCGCTGCTGTTCCTCGAACAGTACGGCTACCGCGGCAACAACTTCGTCAATGTACTCGTGCCGGCCGAGAAGCTTGCCTACTTCGTGAACGACATGGAAGGGGCGTACTTCTACGGGCGCTCCGTGCTGCGCGCGGCTTATCAGCACTGGTACATGAAAAGCCAGATCTACCGCATCGACGCGATTTCAATCGAGCGCAACGGTTTGGGCGTGCCGACCATCAAGCAGGGCGCCAACGTTTCCGCCGAAGATCGCAAGGCGGCGCAGAGCTGGGTCCAGATGCTGGCCGCGCACGAGAGCACCGGGCTCTCCTTGCCGAACGGGTGGGAGTTTGCGTTGACGGGAGTCTCCGGACACGTGCGCGACCCGCAAGCCTCGATTCAGCACCACAGCGAGATGATTATGCGTTCCGTGCTGGCAAACTTCCTCACCCTGGGCACCACGCAAACCGGCTCGCGCGCCCTGGGCGGGTCAATGCGCGACTTCTTCTATCTCTCGTTGGAAGCGATTTCGCGCAGGATCGACGAGAGCACTTCCAACACCAGCATTCGGCGCCTGGTGAATTACAACTACACACCGCAGCCGGGCCAGCGGCTTCCCTACCCTCGCCTCATCACCTCGAACATCCTGGTGGTCAACCCGCTCGAACTGCTCGAAGTGGCCAAGGATGTGGGGAAGTTCGATGTGGACCTGCTGCAACCGGATGACGACACGGAGAATTGGATCCGTAAGAAGTGCGGCCTGCCGCTGAAGTCGACAACGCCGCGCGCCCGCTGGGCGCCCGTCCAGCAGCGCGTCGAGGAACAAGTGCAAGGTGAAGCCCCCGCCGAGCCAGGGGCGACGCCGGTGAAAGTCTGAAAAGTGAATGGAGGGTTTCGAGATGAGACCGGGATTCGGAAGTGAGGAAAGGCCGTTCAGGTGGGGCTTGTTCATTATTCTCGTCGTGCTTTATGCGCTTTTTCTCAATCCGCGCTGTTGGCCGTAAGAGCAGGTGTCAGGTGCCAGGCCTACGCCTGCCGAAGGGCTTCGGCCCGCAGGCAGGGGCCAGGGGCCAGGGCTTAGGGAACAGGTGACAGGGAACAGAGAACAGGTTCCCGTGGCGATTTTCCGCCTCCAGGCAAACCCCTACACGGCGCCGCAGTTCAAACTGATTGCCCTAAACGGAAAGGATTCATGGCCAATAGGCAATCGTCCCGACAGGTCGGGACCAATCGCCAATGGAAAATCCGCGCTGTTCCCTGTTCCCTACTCCCTATTCCCTTCTTCGCCGCCGCAAAGCGCCACCCCGCACAATGCCGACCAGGCGCTGCTGGGCGTTTATGATGCCCTGCACGGCGCGTTGAAGGCCAACGCCTCGCTCGCCGGTGGAAGCACCAATCCCACGCCGCACAATGCCGACCAGGTTCTTCTGGCGACTTTCGACTCGACGAACGGCGCTCTCCGAATCAACTGTGTTGTGGGCTGCGCCGGGAATTTCCAGGTCAATGGCGCGGGGCTCACAAGCTCCAGCACTATCAATTTCCAGTCGAGTTCGGCGGCGAACGGTCTGACTCTCACCTTCTCCAACCCATCGGCGGGCAACATTCAGCTTGGGCTATCCGGGACGCTGGGCGATGCCGGCCTGAGCAATGCCTATTCAGGTGTGGGCGCCTGCGCCGCCAATACCTGGGCCACCGCGTTGAGCAGGAACGCAGCCCCAACATGCACTCAACCCGCAATCTCAAACCTGACCGCGACGATAAGCTCCCCCCTGCTTCTCAATTCAAACACGCTTTCAATCCAGCAGGCGAACGGCTCCGAGAGTGGTTACCTGCTGTCCGGTGACTGGACGACATTCAATGGCAAGCAGGTGGCACTGACGTTCAATTCACCGCTGCAAAATTCGTCCAATACGATCTCCTGTCCGAACTGTGAGGTGACGACAAATAAGAATGCCAGTAACGGCTATGCGGGGCTGAGCGGTGGATTGCTCTCCGCATCCCAATTGCCCGCGCCCACGGCCTCAAGCCTGGGCGGGGTCGAGTCGCTGGCGCACACTGGGCATCAATGGATCAATTCGATTTCGACCAGCGGCGTGCCTGCGGCCAGCCAGCCAGGCGTCGCTGATTTAAGTGACGCTCCCTCACGCGGCCAGGTCCTTGCCGGCCCATCCGCCTACGGTGCATCGGCGGCAACGGGAGCTTACCGTGCTCTCGTCCCACAAGATATTCCATCGGGTCTTCTCTCGTGTGCTGTTCTGGACAACGCGATTTGCACGAGCCACACCGATGTGGCAGGCAACCCGGACTTCCTTGCGGCAGGTTCTGGGGTGGTGATCGACGTGAACGGCGGGACTACTCCCCTAACCTACTTTGTGGGCGGAGTCTACCAGCAGATCAATTCTCAGTTGACTGTCACGGCTGCGACGCCCGGCAGCGACACAGCTTACTTTGTCACTATTAAACAGGACACCGCAAACGCCAATCCGGTGAGCGGTGATCTGGTTGCAACGAACATCCCTCCAGCCTACCAGTACACGGCTCCCACTTGCTCTGCGTTGGCAACCAGCACTAACCCGCACTATTGGTTCAATCTTGCTTCCAACACTTGGGAGTCATGCACGAGCAATGCTGGTGCGTTCTCGGTAGCTTCCCCACCAGTCTTGCCGCTTGGCGTCGCGGTGGTTAGTTCTAGCCCTGCGGTGATAGCGGATCAAGCAGAACCTTATCGCCTGAACCCCTACCGGCGCTTTGAGCTTTTCGGTGCGGGTGCAGAGGGCGTGCTGAAAGTAACCGGCACATCCACCGTGGATGGATACCACGAGTACAGTTTCGTGCTGGTCGATGGTAACTCTGCTGTTTTGCAGCATACGGCGCTCAGTTCTAACTACACCTCTGTTCGTGGCTTGATGTTCAAGAGCCAGAACGGAATCCTGTTCATCAATGACGGGGTTGGGAACGTAAACGCTTTGGGCGTGCCGTGCGGAGCTAGCGGGACCACAGGCGCTGGCGGTGGTGCTCGGAACGCTCAAAATGGAGCGGGCTTAGCTGGTACTGGTGGTGGCGGCGGCGGCTCTGGTGCCTCAGGTAATAACGCGGGTGGCGCAGGTGGAAGTGGCATAAATCCGTTTGGCAGCAACTCAGCCGGTGCTCAAGGCGGCGGAGCAGGGGGCGGAACTTCCACTGCGGGCGGTGCTGGGGCGAATGCCAACGCGGTGGCGTCCACCGGAGGGATTAAAGACTTCACGCAGCTTGCCGGTGGATTCGGCGCTTCGAGTGCCACAGGTGGCGGTGACGGGACTAACGCTGGCGGGGCTTGTAACTCTGGCGGGGGTCTAATTGCCATGTCCGCACCTTGGATTGGTGTCTACTCCGGCTCGTCCGTGACAGCCAACGGCGGGGCAGGTGGAAATGGAGCTGGTGGCAATGCTGGTGGTGGTGGCGGTGCAGGTGGTGTGCGCTGGTTCTTGGTGGATACATCTCGAACGGTGCGGGTGGGACGTACACACCAACCGCGAGCGGCGGTGCCTACGGTTCTGGGGCTGGAACGGGCGGCCATGGCGGCACGGGCGGCAATGGGACGGCGCTGGCCATTAAACTCTGGTGAAAAAGATGAACCACCAAGACACGAAGGCACCAATAAATGACGGCAGAAGTTATCAGTCGTCAGTTGTCAGTTCGCAGTAAGAGCTGGAACTGAAAACTGAGAACTGAGAACTGAAAACTGAGGACTCTCATGGCGGACAGCGCGAAACAATTCCTGGTGATCGATTCGGACGGCAAGGGCCATTTGCCCGTGCGCGACTCTGCGGATGGGCCGCTAAATCACCACTTGATGGGCGCCGCCTGGGCAGCGCTGCACGGCGGATACCGCGGCAACAAGTATGAAGGGGAAGGCAAGGCTGAGGCGATTGCGAAGCTGAAGGCGCTGTACACGTCTGAGGGCATGGCTCTGCCTTCGGAGACAAATTCTGAATTGGGAATTATGTCCGATTTGGGGACCCCGATGGGGCCCATCGGTCCGAATCGTGGTCCGATCCAGATCGGACCATCGGACTCCGGCAATCGGAGACCCCAGAAATCGGGGAATGATGAATTAAGAACGTCGCAACCTGGGAATTCAGCATTCAGCATTCAGCATTCAGCATTCAGAATTCCCCCGTTTCGTTGCCTTGCTGGCCGACGTGCCGGGGACGGGGTTGATTCGCATTCCCATTGCAGTCACCGGCGACTGGAAGGGCTCCGACAAAGGGTTCTCGATTGGGTTGGACGACTTGAACGAAATCCGGGAGAACTTCGCCAAGAAGCCCACAGGCGAAATCAACGTAGATTACGAGCATGCCTCGGAGGTGCCGTTCGGGACAGGCGGGCCCGTTTTGTCTGCCGGCCGCATAACGAGGTTGGATGAGCCGGAGCATTTTCGAAATGGTAATCAGCGAGCGGCTCAGGGCGTGATGCTTCGCTCCGCTCAGCATGACAGCGCTGGTCCCCAGTCCCCAGTCCCCAGCCCCCAGCCCCGTTACATTCTTTGGGGCTGGTACGAGCCCACCGATCGCGCGCGGCAATTGATTGCCAGCCGCGAGTACCGCAACATTTCGCCGGCGATTCGGTGGGGCGCGAAAGATAAAGTGACGGGCAAGGCCACGGGGACGGTCCTTACCAGCGTGGCGCTGGTGAATAAGCCCTTCCTCGAAGAGATGCCGGAGATCCATCTCTGTGAAGTACAGAGAATAGGTAACAGGGCGGAGGGAATAGGGTCCGATTTCAGGTCCGATACGAATCGGACCATCGGACTCCAGCGATCGGAGAACAGGGAACAGGGAACAGGGGTAGCGCCCCGACCTGTCGGGGCGGCTCTCCAGGATTCAGGGGAAGAAACCGGGCGGGTTTTCGTAAGTCTCCAGCAGCTCCACGTTCCCGGTCCGGTCAATCAAGTTTCGGTTGCTTACCAACAACCAAAAACGGATTCAGCGGGCAGGAGTAAGGATTCAGGACCTGAATCCCGAATCCTGAATCCTGAATCCTGCTCAGCGAAGGAGAAGCATATGGCAAAGACTCTTAAACTGAAGTGCCTCACCGACGAGCACCTCGAAAAGCACTGCCTCGAGCCGGAGGATAAAGGCAAGATCGGTGTCTTCGATGGTGAGGAGCTGATCGGCGTCGCCCCTCCGCCCGATGGCTGGGAGCCGAAGGATGGCGACAGGGACGGTGACGGCAAAGACGGCCAAAAGCTGGCGGAATTATTCGCTGCTGAAATCGGGCTGCCAGGGAAGTCGCTCCTCAATATTGCTGCCCTGGTGAAGCGCGGCCAGGAAGTTCCGCAGGACCAGTTTGCGGCGCTTTCGGAGGCCATTCACGAAGGCCGGCTCAACCTTGTGGAAGCTGGCAAGCTCGCGGACACTGGGCGCGTCAAATTCTCCACCATCCTGCAAGCGCAGGAAGCGGAACGCAAAGTGGAAGCGGCGGTGAAGGCGGGCAAAGTGCTGCCCAAAAACCGGGCCCAAGCCCTGCGCGTCGCGCTTTCGGATGCGGGAGCTTTCGTCGCGCTCGTCGAGCAAGCGCAGCCCGTGGTCGATCTGCGCGCTCACGGGCATGCGGGTGGCGGCGAGCAGCCCACCGCCCAGCAGGCACTGATGGCGGAAGTGAATGCCTACGCCAAAGAGAACAAATGCTCGGTGAGCGTGGCGCTCTCGGAAGTCACCAAGCGGCAGCCCGAACTGTGGCGGGCCTACTCGGAAGAGATCGTCACCGCGGTCGGGGCCGCGCAAGAGGAAGAGTAACGAATCGGGAGATCGGTTGATCGGGTGAACAAGTCCGCTAACCGGCCTGTTCTCCCGATCTCCGGATCTTCCGATCGCCCAATCAAGTCAAGGTCCGCGCCCCTCAAGGGCGAAAAAGGAGAAGAAACTATGGCAGATGGAACCGTAAACACACCGTCGGCGCCACCCGAGGCTTGCCTCGGAGGGGCTTGGCCGGCGAATCTCAAACTGTTGTTCGATACGGCACTGGCAACGCAGACGAAGATCCTGACCGACGCACAGAATGCCGCCAACCTTGCTCTACTCAACGCGGTCGGGGTAGCCCATGCTGCTGCACAGCAAGGACTCAGGCACGCTGAGTTGGCCGCTGCCGATCAATGGGAAGAGCAGGCAAGCGTCTCCGCAATCAGCGACGATGATCTTGCCAAGGTCACCCAAGCAGTGACCGCTGCACTCACCGCTGTGCTGGCGAATATGGCGACCGGCAGGCCTCCGGTGAATCAAAGCGGGACCACGGGGACGCCCGTCGCGACAAGCTGAGCTGGGAAGGGTGAAGTGTAACGTGTGAAGGGTAAAGGCTGAAATCGTCATCCTTTATCCTTCACCCTTCAAACTTTGAATGGAGGTTTGCATGACTGTAGGAAAAGCATTTGAGGATTTTGGACACGATCTCAAGGTTGCGGCGGAAGACGTTGACCACGCCTTTGTCAAGGTCTTCGTCACGCTGTTCGGCCTGCAACAATGGCAGGCCTTCGCCCAAGCGGCCGAGGCCCTCTTTAAGACTCAATTCGGCCAGGTGCTGGAGGCGGCAGCGAGCAAGCTGATCGCCGAGCTCGAGGCAGGGACGTCGATCGCTCAACTCATCGAGCAATTGATTGCGCTGATCATTAACGAGGGAGCGTCGGCTGGGCTTGCCATTGGCGAGGAGATCGCGCAATTGTTGGCGAGCCTTGTCCTGAGCAAGATTAACGGCAACTTGTCGAGCACGGCTGCGACGCCGGCGGCGATGAGTTAGTTGGTGATTTGCGATTGAAATCACCAATTAGCGATCACCAATCGCCAATCGCAGAGGAAGCGTAGATCCCCCAAGGCGGACCCGAACAGGGTTGAATTCGAGCTTTGCGATTTGAGCAAGGAAGTGGCTAGTGGTCAGTGGCTAGCCACTAACCACTAGTCACTGCACTTCAAAAGGAGAAATGCATGAGTGATATCACCGCAATCGACCAAAGTTACCATCTCAACGCCAACATCGAGATTGGCAAATTCACCTGCCTGGCGCCGGACACTTCGGTGTCCGCCGATGGGTGCAATGTGCCGAGTGGGGCCAACGGGCAATTTCTCGGGGTAGCCCAGGAATCGATTCTGCCCGACGCTATGGCCGACTATTCGGGTGGCCAGTACACCCTGGTGAGCGGCACGGCGTGGCCCGCAGGCGCCATTCCGGCGAGCGGGCTGGGTCGCAACATCCGCACTCGCATGGTTGGCATCTCGCGCGTGGTGGCGTCAGGCCAAATCACGCGCGGCGCTTACGTGAACATCGCCAACGCGCAGGGCCAGATCAAGACGGTGTCCGAGTCAGGCACGATGATCAACGTGGTCGGCATAGCCGTCGATGCGGCTGTGAATGCCGACGACGTGATCCGCGTCCTCGTGATGCCGTTCACGTACAAGGGCTAGGGAACAGGGAACAGGTGACAGGAAAACCAATAGCAGAGCGGTTTTGCTCTTCACTGTTCCCTGTAACCTATAACCTGTTCCCTGCTTTTCTCGGGCGACCGCTAGCGCGCTCGTCCGCCGATCAACGCGCCCGCCGTGTTGCGCTAGATAACGCTGGGCATGGAAAGCAGAAGTCAGAAGTCAGAAGCCAGGAGTCAGAATACAGGAAAAGCAGGTTCCAGGTGTCGGGTTCCGGGTGTCAGTCCCGATGCACTTCATCGGGATGAAACCTGACACCTGGCACCTGATACCTGCTCTTCTGACTCCTGACTCCTGGCTCCTAAAGGAGAAAACCATGCCCAGCTTGAATCAACTCCACGTTGACGAAGCACTGACGCAAATTTCCATCGCCTACCGCAACCAGGCGTTTGTGGCGGAGGAAGTGTTGCCGGTGGTGCCGGTGATGAAGAAGAACGACGTGTTTTTCAAGTTTTCGAAACAGCATTTCCGTTCCTACAAAGACGCCTACGCGGCCGGCCAGCGCGCCCAGCAGATCGAAGTCGATCTGGACGCGCGGGGGTTCTATATGGCTGATGGGCACGCGCTCGAAGACTCGATCACCGACGACGAGCGCGAGCAGGCGGATCCCGGGGCCCAGCTCGAAGTCGAAAAGACGGAGAAGCTGACCAACATTATCGCCTTGAATGAGGAGATCGCGTTGTTCTCGAACGTGATCAATCCCACGGTGATCACCCAGAACGCGAACCTGGCCAGCACGCCCACCTCGCAGTGGTCGGATTACGTTAATTCCGATCCGGTGGCCGAGGTCCTGAAGCAGCGCCGCGCCGTGCAGCAGCAGATCGGCGATTTCCCGAATTACATGCTGCTCTCACAGCCGGTGCTGGATACGCTGGCCAACCATCCGCGCATCCTGGACCGCGTGAAGTACACGGCCAACGGGGCGCGCAATCAGCTCGATGAGCAAGACCTGGCGCGAGTGTTCAAGGTGGAAAAGGTGGTGGTCTCGGCGGCGCTCTACCAGACCGTGCCCGAAGGCGAGGCGGACAGCCTCGGCTACATCATGGGCAGGAACGCGATGCTGTTCTACCGGCCGGAACGGCCCGGCATCCGCGTGCCCACGTTCGGCTACACCTTCTTCTGGGCCAAGCGCTCCGGGGTGCTGCGCTGGCGCGAACTCTCCCTCGAGTCGGATGTCATTCGGGTAAAGAAGTTCTATGCCCAGCAAGTGGTGGCCCCCAACGCTGCGTATTTGTGGCTCAACGCGACGACGTAAAAGAAGTTGTCAGTTGTCAGTCGTCCCGATCAGATCGGGATGACTGATAACTGATGACTGAGAACTTTGCGATGGAGGAAACATGGCAGGAATTACAGTAGCAACAGTAGGCAAGCCGGATCTTGTGGTCGACAATCGCGGTTACTTCCCGGCGCTGACCACTTTGCTGGTCACCGGCATGAGTGCCGGTGCCACTAATGCTGTGCCGCACGGTTTGCCGCGCGCGCCCAAGCGGGTGTGGTTCACGGCGGTTGGCGACGGCGCCAATGCGCCGAATTGCAGCCTGGACAGCGCCACAGCAGCGGCAGGGTTCGACGCCACCAACATTTACATCTTCACGCCGGCGGGCGTCACCGCAGTGCTGGCGCACGTGGAGTACTGAAAGGCAGGGAACAGGGAATAGGGAACAGGGAATAGAACCTGTTCCCTCTAACCTGTTCCCTGTTCCCTAAAAGGAGGTTAGAGGTGACAAGTGGCAAGGAATAGTTCTATTCCCTGTAACCTGTTCCCTGTTCCCTATTATGTCGTATTGCACTGTTGATGATGTTTGCACAGCTTTTCCTCGTTTCGTGCGCAATGTGGCGGGGTCGATTCAGGACACACAAATCCAGGGTTGGATCGATGACCGCAAGGCGCGCATTCGAGGGGCCTTTCTGGAGCGGTTGCTCGATCCCGACGCCATGACCTTGACGCCCGACCAGGCGAACATCCTGCGGGCGCTCAATCGTGATGGCGCCATCGCCGATCTCGGGGACGCGCTACAGGGCAACGTCTCACTTCAGCCGGGGGAGTATTCGCTCGCGGGCGAGCACCGGAAAACGTTCGAAAAGCAAATCGACGAGATCAACAAAGGCCTGTACGACGCCCTGTTCGCCAACACAATCGCCCGGCACGTCGAGATCGAGCCGTTGCTGGGGGGCGTTGCGGGCGGCGAAACCGACCGCTCCACCGCGTTCGACCGAGGAGAGAATAAGGCGTTTTCGAAGAACGAAGTGTTTTGAAAGAAGTTATCAGTGTTCAGTTTTTAGTAATCAGCAAGAACTGAAAACTGAAAACTGACCCGCCGCGGCGGGAGAATTGCTTCAATTGCGAAAGGCAAAGTGAAGGGCAAAGGATAAAGGGTAAAAGATAAGGTCTGAAGCAGGGACAGAGGAGCCTTTACACTTCACACTTAAAATGTGGCAATCCTACTACAATGCCGGTTTATCAAAGCAGATTGTGCGGCAACTGCTGGCCATCGTGAGCAGAGACATTCAGGCGGCGCTGGATTTCGTCTCCGGCGTGCCCGGCTCTTACGCGCCCTTCGCTGAATACGATTTGGCGTTGCTCCCGGTGGAGCAGTACCCGGCGATCCTGCTGACTCCCGATAAGGTGACCTTCGACGAAGAAGCAGGCAGTACCCTGCACCAGACGATGCGGCTCACCTGCGTAATCGCCGTCACGCATCAGGACCGCAATACGCTGGCTGAAATGACCCAGGATTACGTGCGCGCCGTGCGGGCGGTACTCGATACGCTTTGGGAATCGACGCCGGGGGATTCCCTGCTCACAAACCTCCCGTTACCTTCGCCACCCTTTCCGGACGGCGCGCTCTCGCCGGGACTCGCGAGCGGGAAGCTCATGAAGATCTTTTTGGACGGCCACACGTTTGAAGAAATTCGCCGCAGCCCTCAGAGCGGCTTTGCCATGGCAGCGACGATGTCGATTATTGTGGAGATCGAAGAGAACTGATCCGTAGATTACGCAGATTGCACAGATGAGAACGAACCACCAAGACACGAAGGCGCCAAGAAAAAGCTCACTGTTTTCTTTGTGTCTTGGCGCCTTGGTGGTGAAAGGTTCTTTGCTTTGCGCATCTGTGAAATCTGCGGAATCTGCGGATAAATGGAGGAACAATGTCAGCGCCACTCTCACCTAGTTCCATCCACCAAGGTCCAGGCTGCTTATGGCTTTACGTGCCCGAGCCTGCCCACGGCAACCGTCTGGTCATCGGGCCGGGCGGCTCGCCGGTGCAGCCGGCCGGGCTCGCGGCGTGGGCGGCGACGACCGCTTACGCGGTCGGGCAGATGATCAAAGATGCGAACAACAATACGGAATTGTGCTTGGTCGCGGGGACCTCCGGCGCGGCGGCGCCGCCCTGGCTCACTGCCCCTGGCCCGCCCATCACGGACGGCGCCGCCGCCTGGCTGTTTGTGGGGGCCTACGGAGCCTACTTTGCCGGGGCTACAGAAGGCGCGATCACTTCCACGTTGACGCCCAAGTACGAAGAGATTGGAGCCGACCAAGTCTCCTCTCCCATCGATGTGGTGATGACAGCCGACGCCTGCGAGATCGATGTCACGATCAAGCAGTCGAACCTTGCCAACCTGACCAACTTCTTTCCGCCGGGCGTCTTCTCCACCGGTACGGACGCCAATCAGCCCTCCGGGGCGCAGTCTTATGAGCAGATCACCTTCGGCGGCATTATTCCTGTGCCGAAGATTGGCGTGGCAGCCATCTCTCCGCGTCGCGATGTGACGGGAAAGTTCGTGGTCTCACATCTCTACCAGGCGTACCAGGCGGAGGCGATCAAGCTGCCCTTCCAGCGCAGCAAGGAAACAACGTATGGGGTGAAGTTCAAGGGCCTTGCGGATTCCACGCGCCCGTCTGGGGACCAGGTGGGGATGGTGTGGCGGCAGACGTAGGGCCGCCTGGCGCTACGGCGGCGGGGCATTTTAGGAGAAGGAGGAAGAAAGTGTGAAGGGTAAAGGATAAAGGCTGAATTGAGACCACCAGGTCGAAACCCCGAGCCTTTACACTTTACCCTTTCAACACCCTTCAAACTTTTAGAGGTTTCTATGGTTAAATCCAACGGCATCGCCACGGCGAGTGAGTTCCGCAAACTTGCGGAAGATGGCGCTTTCGAAGAACCGAGGCGCGTGGTCCTTCCCAAGAGCGGCTATGTGGTGCTGTTGCGGCGGCCCACGAACTTTTATTGGGCGTTGCGCCGCAGCGTCTGGCCTCCCGAGTTACGGGAAAAACTGGATCTGGTTGCCTTGGGTGTGAGACCGGACCTGACCGCGGAGGAGACACTCCTGCTTGTCCGCGAAGACCAGCAGATGCGCAATGAGGCCTTCGTTGATCCCAAGCCTTCCCTTAATCCGGGTTCCATGCAGTTCGATCCCAACTGGCTCCCGAAAGAGGACGCTGAATTCATTCTCAAGTACCTGCGAGGCCAGGTTCTGGCAAACGGCCAGGACCTGGAAACCTTTCCTCGAGGCGAACCGGGGCATCCTGAGGGAAGCGGCGCAGATGGCGCGCTTGTACGCGAAGACCCCCAGCGAGATGTTATTCCGCGCGGTGGCGCTTTGGCGAGTTGAGGAAGCCGCGACACAGATGCTGTTATCCAAAGATGACACAGATTACACAGATGAAAGTACGGCAAAACACGTTTACTGGTGAGAGAGGTTGTCAGTTTTCAGTAAGAACTGATGACTGAAAACTGATGACTGAGAACTGGCAGGAGTGATCTTCGAAATGGCCACAGACAATTCCAAGGCCGGGCAGGCGCCGCAACCAGTGCCTGCGGCACCAGAGACCGAGATGGTTGACTTAAACCGGGAACTCATCGCCCCGCTCCAGGAGTTCGACACCCTTGCGGGGCTTGTGTCGAAGGATATGGTCAATGAGCTGACGCCCAGCATCCAGACTTGGGCGGGCGAGACGACGCAGTCGATGAGCGCGGTCCAAAGTGCCATACAATCCTTTCAGATGGTAGCAGGCGATGCATTCATGGAGACCGGCGACGCCATGACAGCGGCAGGGATTGCGGCGTCAATTTACGGCGAAAATGTTGGTAAAGTAATGGACAAGGCCGCCAAAGCCGCGCTGGCATCCATCGCGGAACAGGCGGGCGTCAACGCACTCAACGCTCTCGCGCAGGGCCTGTGGTTTCTGGCGCAGGCAATCTTTTTCGGGGACCCGGATGCTGCGGCCGCGGCGGCGACCGATTTTGAAGCGGCGGCGGAATGGGGCGCCATTGCCGGGGTAGCGGGCGCGGCGGCGGCCGCGATGCCAGGCGGCGGCAAAGGTACAAGCGCTGGTCGCGGAACGGGCGCGGGATACGGCCAGGGAGGTTCTGGCGGCGGGGGCGGAGGTCCACAACTAGGCGGTTACGGCCTTGCGCCTGGCGCGGCGGGCGCGCTGAATCCACCCAGCGGGCAGCTCACGGTGATGGTAGTGGGCGAAGCACAGGCCGGGCAATGGCTCGCCACTACGCTCAACACTGCCGTGCAACGTGGCGTGCCGCTGAATGCCACCACGGTGCAGAAGTCGCCCTACGCAGCGGGCTGAGCAAGTTGAGGAGTCGAGAGTCGAAGGTCGAAAAGTTTGAAGGATAAAGGATAAAGTGTGAAGGATAAAGGCTAAGGAAGCAATCACCCAGAGTTCAGCCTCTACACTTCACACTTTAAACTTTTGAAGGCCGGACAAGATGAGTTATCCCCAAATTGTTTACGATCCTGGTACGGGGCCCGTGACACTGGCGTTTGCCCGCCCCCCGCGCAAAGTGCCGGCATACGAGTACAACGCCGTCCGTCACGATAACATTTCGAGCGCCGGCGTGCGCGAGGCGGTGCTCGAGCGCGTGGAGACTTTCCTGGAGTTCGAGATGGAGTGGGTGGCCATCGGTCCCGATGTATCGGGATGGAATCAGTTCATGCAATTCGCGCTCGGGGGTGGGCAGTTCGGCTACTACCCGGATGCCTCGCAGCAGGCGTTCACCAACTACTGGCTTGAAGACACGAACTGGACGGCGGCCTACAAAGCGTTGGGGCAGTACTCGTTCAAGGTGAAGTTTAGGCAGGTGGTCAACTGAAGTCGTCAGTCATCAGTTGTCAGTTTGCAGTAAGAACTGACAACTGACAACTGATAACTGATAACTGAGAACTAAGCATGATAAACGGCAACCAAACTTGGACGTTGGCCTTGGCTCAACTGCAGAAGCAAGCGTACTACGTCGTAGAGATCCCGGATTTTGCCATCGCCATCGCGAGCTTCCCCGCCACGGCTCAAGCGGCGACAACTCAGGGAGGGTACGGCGTGACGATCTACGGCGTTGGAGGATACGGAACCTAAGAGGTTGAAGGGTATAAGGGTAAGGGGTAAAGGACGAAGGGTAAAGGATAAAGCACCCCGAATTCAGCCTTTACACTTCACACCTTAAACTTATTGAGAACATGCCCAACGTAAGCCAGTATTATCCCGGCGATTTCTATGGCGACACCGCCCAGTCGCTGGCCTGGCTCTATGCGCAGCAGGAGAAGTTAGTGCAAGGTTGGGAAGCGAACGCGCTGCAGACCGGCTTCCCGCAGACCTCGTTGCCCGGCGCTCCGTGCGTGCCGACGACACCGCCTTTCATCGAGTGCGGTATCGTTTCGCAGAATAACCTGGGCCAGTTTCCACAGACCGCTTGCGAGAGCATCGCCGTGATCCCACCCGGCATTTTAATGCTGGGGATGGACGACCAGCTTGGTCCGGACGGCTACCCCATTGACCTCTCGCCCATCGGACTTCCTTACGGGAACCTTTTCCCACCCGTCCTGCCGGTTACGGCCGCCGAGATCAGCGCCTATTACCAGCAGATGTACAGCGCCAACCCCAACGACAGCGTGATCAACGGCGTGACCTGCCCCGTGCTTCCGGGCCTGACGGTTTACGGCTATCTCTTCAATCCTCAGCGAGCGATGACAGATTACCGCATCGACCTCTTCGCCAAAACGGACATCTTCTATTACCAAGGCTCGGCCCCAGGCACAGGGGCTTACACCACGGGGCCGATGAAGGGACAATATCCCGCGCCCTCGCAGTTTCAGTCGCTTCTGGTCCAGCAGGGCCTCTACGGCTACTGGGGCGCGCAGGTGCTCGGCGCAGGGGTGCTGATCGCGGTGCTCTACCCCACCAGCGTCTCGCAGCCATCTTCCGGCTGGTCCGGCGAGTATCTGCCCGCAGGCTGGCTGTGCCATTCGAATACCGGCGTGGGCTACAAACTCACGAATTATTTTGCGCGCATTTACGCCAAGATGGACGTCGAGTATTTGCAGGAAGACAACATCCCCATCATCGTCCAGGACGATTTCCACGCGCGCTGTGGTTCGAGCCTGGTCCTGCGTCCCGGCCTGCCGACCGTGCATGTGATGTACAATGATCCGGTGAAAGGCCCCACGCAGGTTTGCACGTCGCTGGCGGCGGCCTGGGCTTTCCCCTCCTTACCCCTCAGCTTTATCGTGCCCACTTCCGACCCGCTCTACTTCCCGGATCCGACCGCGACGAATGGCGCGGCACTGCAAAACCGCAGCTACATCTATGACTGCGCGCTGGCCATCATCGCTTTTGCGGCATCGGGGAACTTCGTGGCCGCGGCGCGCATCATCACCCAGCTTGATGAGATCCTCGACAATCCCGGCTACCTGGCCACGATAATTTTCGAGAACGGTGAAGACGGGCAATCGGCGACGCGCTGGACAAAGAGCAACGCGGGCGATTCCGTAACCGATGTAAACGACCCCACGCAGCCGCCTTACGGCAGTGGCCTGGTGGTGGATTTTCACGCTACCGCTGCAAACGATACCTTCACTTACTCCGGCAGCGGCTTTCCGGACACCACCGATACCCAGGTCCAGTTTCAGCATAAAGAAGCGCAGCCGGTTACCTTCAATTTCGCCATCGGGGTAACGACGGCCGCCAGCAAAGTCACCAGCGTTCAGGTGACTTCGGCGGCCGCTGCGGAGCCGTCGCTGGCGGGGACGGTCATCACCATCGCGGTCGGACCGGGCAACGGTTTGTATCGTTTTCACCTGATCAACCTGGCTGACCTCGTCTCCACGCTCGCCGGCGATACCCTCACTTCCATGGCCAGCTTTGTGGTTACGCTGAGCGCCGCCGGCGACATGTACTTTGACAACTTCTCCGCCGGCAACACCCAACCGGCGAATTCGCTGGCCTTCAGTTACGACACTTACTACGGCCTGGTGGACCAAGCCTACATCCGCGCCGGGGCCATGGCCTGGGTATGCTATGCCTACTGCATTTACATGCAGCTCACCCAGGACTACAGCCCATAAGCGTTAACCTAAGGAGTTGCCCCTTCGATGGAATTGAGGTATGCTGGGGGCATGAGCACTGCGAACCAGGGTCTCGCGGAGTTGGAGAATTGGGAAATCCTGCGCAGTTTTTTGCCGCCGGAATGGGCCGAGCAGGCGCGTCGTCTCGGGGCGATGCGGCGGGCTCGTTACATCTCCGATCCGGAAACGGTGCTGCGCGTGTTGCTCCTGCATCTGGCCACGGGCTGTTCTTTGGCGGAGACGGCGGCACGGGCTTCGGCCTCGGGTTTGGCGCAGATCAGTGCGGTAGGTGTTTTCAAGAGGCTGCGCGCTGCCGAACCTTGGGTACGCTGGCTGGCGCAGCAGATGCGGGGCGCAGCGGATTTACCGTTGACGGTGGCAGGACGGCGGGTACGGGCGATTGATGCCACCTCCGTCTCCGAGCCGGGTAGCACGGGGACGGACTGGAAAGTTCATTGGGCGGTGAACTTGGCGGACTTGCAGTGTGATTTTTTCGAGCTGACGGAGGTTCACGAAGGGGGTGAAACCTTTCGGCGGGTGCCGGTGGTGGCCGGGGATATTGTCATGGGGGATCGTGTTTACGCCGCGCCGCCAGGGTGATGTGGTGGTGCGACTGAATCGGCAAACGCTGCCGCTGTTTGAACACGGCCGGCGCATGGAATTGTTACCCTTCTTGCGGGGGCTGAAAGGAAAAACCCCGCAGGTGCGTGCGACGGAGGTGCGCGATCCGCAGGGTGGGTGGATCGCCGGGCAGTTGATCGCCTTGCGCCAGAGCGCGGAGGCGACACGCCGGGCCCAGCAGCGTCTGCGTCGGCGGGCGCAGCAAGGACAAAGCACGGCGTCGGCGGAGGCGTTGGAATTCGCCGCCTACTTCCTGGTCTGGACCACCCTGAGTGGGGCTTTCCCCGCCGCCGCGATTCTCGATCTGTACCGGCTGCGTTGGCAGATTGAACTGGTGTTTAAGCGCATGAAATCGATTCTGGGTTTGGGTCACTTACCCAAGAAGGACCCTCTCAGCGCCAAAGCTTGGCTGGAAGGCAAACTGTTCACGGGACTCTTGATCGAACGGATGGTGCGCAGCGCCGAAACATTTTCCCCCTGGGGCTATGCCTTGGCAGGCCCGACGCAGCAGGTGGCGCGAGGTTGAATTCATGTACCGTCAGGTCGGAGCGGCGCTGCTGTTGCCCCAAAGTCTGGCCACGGTGCTGCGGCAATGGCGAGCCATCACCCGTGGGTTGGCAGAGCCGCCCCGCGGGCGACGCCGATACGGTTTCGATTAGGTTAACGCTTATGGGACTACAGCCCGGCCCTCTATCTCCAGCGCATGCTCAATTTCCTCCTCACACTCCAATCCGCCGGCTCGGTGAGCGGGTACGGTGTTGGCCTTTACGGAGTTGACGCGTACGGGGTCTACGACTTGACGGATGGATTGTTTTACCTTGGCTGGGGCAGTTACGAGAATCCCGGCTACCAATTTGTGCCCGGCATTCAGTACCGGGTTTCCACCGAACACCAGATCGATCTCTATTTCGCTTTCATGCGCGGCGCCGCCACGCTTCCCACCGCGGCGACTCAGCTTCAGAAAACCAACTCGATCACCGCAGCCCAAGCGGCGTCGCTGAACGCCACGGCGGCGCAGGTTGCAAACGTCGCGGATACCATTGCCACGCAGGTCGTTGGAAACCTCTACATCGCTCCCAGCCATGGCGTCCCCGGCCACTTCGCTCAGGGCGCGGGATCGGCCGCCACTCCGCCCGCTGGACTTGATACCAGCCAGGCTTGTGACGCCGCCGGCGACTGGGCGGCGCTTTTCTGCCACGCCATCGGACGCGATGACCTCGCGCTGCAATGCCTGGAGTTTGTCGACCAAAATTTCCTGATTCAGAATCAGCAGATTCTGAAGTCTGCGGCGAGTAATTCTTACAATGAAACTTATCAACAGCTCACTCCCTTCAGCGGGTTCAAGTTCTTCAACGATTCTCCCGGCGGCTATTCAGGCTCTCCTCTGAGCGTTTCGCAGGAACAGAGCTGGAGCATGCTTCTGGCCTTGCTGGACCTCTACGACGTCCCAGGGGTCGCCAATTATTTTGCCGGCGTTTATGGCAGCTTCGATGCCTATCTCACCACACTCATCACCAGCCAGCGCACGGTGCGCGCCACTACAGGCGATGGCTCGTTGCTGATGTATTCCCTGGCCTCGCGCGATTTACCCTACGAATTTGAAGTGTGGCCAGCCTTCACGGCGACGGCATGGTTCTACCTGGTATCGACGCATCCGGGCCTGCTGCTTTCACTCGGCAATACCCCCACCCTCATCCCTTACCTGCAAATCCCCCAGGGAGCCAGCCAGTCCGTGAACGAGCTCGAGGGGGAATCCTCGCTGGGCAGCATGACCGTCACTTGCATCGATCCGAATGGCACGCTCAAGGGGCTGGCGGCTCAGGATGTGCTGATCGGCAGGATGGTGCAGTTCAAGCAAGGGTTTCCGGGCATGGCCTTTGGCGATTTCACCACTCTGCAAACCATGCAGATTACTCAGGTGGGTCAGGATACGGATGGCCGCATTACGATTCAGTGCGCGGATGTGCAGCGCTTTATCCAGGGAATGCAGATTTGGCTGCGTGGCGGCCCGCTCTGGTGGACACCCGGCGGTCCCATGGCGCAACAACCCATCGGCGCTTCGTGGCTTGAAAACGGTTTTCAGGTGAGCGACCAAAACCCGCGCTACGTGGCAGGCAATCCCATCGACATCATTCTGGCGGTGCTCCAGAACGAGCTGGGCGTGGGTCAGGATCCGGCCCTCCTGACCTCGAACTATGTGATGCAAAGCCTTGCACCCATCTACCAGTCGCAACAGGACTACGAGCCTTTGCCGCCGCCCGAAGGTTGGGCCATCTATACGCCTGGCCAGGACTCGACGCTGATCAATCCCAACCCCTACATCGACATTCCCGGCTTCCTGGCCTTGCGGGACGGCGAATTTTCCGGCGTCTGGTTTGATTTTGTGATTACGCGGCCTATCGATGGCAAGCAATTCCTCGAGGAGCAGATTTTGAAGGCTCTCGGCCTCTACACCATCGTTCGCCCCGATGGCCGTCTCTCGCTCAAGACCATGAAGCCGCCCGTCGAGCAGACACCTGTGTTCGCCTTCAGCTCCAAAAACATCATGGGAATCCCCCAGACCCTGCGGCAGAACATCATCAACCTGGTTACTTTCCAGATGGATGTGCAGCAAGGCGGCATCACCACGGCGGCGCGCAGCTATGGTTATCAGGTGAGCTATCAGCAACAAACTTCGCTCAAGACTTATCGGCAGGTCTACGAGCAGCAAATCCAGTCCACCGGGCTGCGCGTGGCTCGCGGGGGCATGATGCTCTCCCGTTTGCTCGCTGACCGCATCTTCCGCCGCCACGCCTTCCAGCCGCCTACTTATAAGTTCACCGCGCAGCTTGCCACCTTACAGGTGGAGCTCGGCGACTACGTATGGCTGAGCCACCCGAAAGTTCTCGATCTGACGGTCGGCAAGCTGGGGCTGAATAATGTGGTCTGCGAGGTGGTCGACAAGCAGCCGAACTACAGCCAGGGAACGGTTGATTTCAGCCTGCTCGATACGCGGTATATCAATCTTTCAACAGCCTATCAGATCGCGGCGGCGGCGGCCAACATTCCTGACTGGAACAACGCCACGGCCCAGGAACAGGCGCAGTATATGTTCATTTCACCGAGTTCATGATGCTCACTGTGCAGAATAATTTCGCGTATACGGCTGTCCCTGCATCGCCGCTGGCCCAGAGCGTGCCGTTCACTTCGCCCAATGCGGCGGGCAATGGGTTGATTGTAGTAGCGTATTTTGTGTATGCGTTACAACCCCCCAGTCCCAACTTGGAAGCCTGTGATTCGCAAGGCAACGCCTACCAGAGCATAGGGGCCTGCGGCGCCACCAGCGGGGCAGGTCGGGCAACCCTGTTGCAAATCTGGTATGTGAGCAGTTGTCGCGCGGGCTCGAACGTGGTGACGGTCACCGAAATCACGCCTTTAGCCGCTGGCAGCGCTTTCTTCCTGGCAGTGAGTGTCTTCGAATACCCAGGGGGATTGGGCGCAGCGGACGGCAGCAGTTTGGGCGGCGGCGTGGCGCCTTCCAGCATCGCCCTCAACCTTATTACCGCTGCTGCGGACGATCTGCTTTTTGGCTACGCCGCGCAGTGGGGCGCCGGGACGGTGGCCCTGGACAGCAACAGCGGTGGGTACACCACGGAACAAACAGAGGCACTCCCCCCTCAGGAAGTCACCACCTTGGCCGTGGATAAGGTTGTGGGTGCGGCGGGGTTGCAGGGCATTACGTTCGACTTCACCCAAACCTCGGAGGGATTGGACAGTGCCTTGCTCGTGGCCTTGCCCTGCGCCTTGCCAGCCCCTCCCCCGCCACCGCCGCCTCCGTCCGCTCCCGTCTTGGGTTCGGCGGCGGGGTGGCCGACCATTTTCTGAATGGTGAATAGTGAATGGCGAAGATTGAAGGTTAAAGGATGAAGGGTGAAAAACAAATCCGGCTCAGCGACAGGATATTAGCCTTTACCCTTTAGCCTTTACTCTTCTCGGATCGGAGCGCTATGTCTCAATTGACTTTGAGTGTGATTCCCGGCTTTTTCGATCTTGCGGACAGCGCCATCGCCGCCGGTCAGCCGCTCACGGATGACAGTATGCTGAAGATCTCGCACAACGCCAAGTTTGGCGCGGTGCGCAGCAAGCTGATTTTCATGGGCTTCTATGCGAACGGCAATACGGTGCCGACACCAATCGATCCTGACGATGGCTACGCTTATTCGCGCGCCGAGTGCCAGTTCGTCTGGATGATCTACAGCAACCGCTCGCCGGCGGCGGGATTCATTCCTGGCCAGGCGGCTCCGCCGGGGCAAGCAAATTCGCAGCCGGGTACGCTCTATAACTTTCCCGGCGGCTGGAACGTCAACGACGCCACCGGCCTGGTAAGTCTGTACACAACCTACTGGCAGAATGGAAACGAGGTTGTGAGCAACGACGGCGTAATCAAGGTCTACGCCGTCTGCTTGCGCTTGAGTCTGAATAGTGCGAATTGAAAGGGCAGCATTCAGGAGCCAGGATTCAGGATTCAGGAAAAACATCCGCAGCCCTGAATCCTGAATCCAGAATCCTGAATCCAAGAGGTTCCTAAATGGCCGTAACAAGAACAGTTCTCCCCCGCAAGGGTCTGATCCAGTCCCAACACGGCCTGACCAGCTATGAGGCTGACCAGGACCAAAACTGGGCGCTGCTGGATGCCAATATCGCATTCATGAGTGACCTGCCACTTACGCCCATCCAGCAACTCGGATTCAATGGATTAATTTCCGGCTTCGTCCTCTCCCCTGCCAGCAGCTTGGTGCCCGGGATCACGCCTGGCGTCCTTTTCGCCCAGGGGGTGGGGTATGCGCCGACGGCTGCACCCACGCTGGCGCCGGCGCCGGCCAGCCAAACAAGTTACCTGTTCTATAACTCGACCAGCGGTTTCTACTACCAATCGAGTGCGGTGGGCGCGCAGAGCGGGGACGCCTTGGTCGGCGTAGTCACTACCAGCGCCTCAGCAGTTATTGCAGTCCGGCAGGCGACGCCGCTTTACGGCGCAGTGAGCGTGGCGCCCGGCGCCCCGGGCAATTTCACTGTTGCGCACCTGCTCGGTCGTGTCCCCATCTGTGCCATCATTCAAATGACCAGCGGCGGCGCGATCTGGTTTCAGACGCCGGCCAGCTACGACGGCGTGAATCTTTATCTTGTGGCCTCCGATGCGGGAGTCACAGGGAGGGTGATCGTATGGTGAGAAGAACAGGTTTCAGGTGTCAGGTGTCAGGTGTCAGGTTAATGCTGTCAGGACTGGTGCTGTTACTGGCACCCGGCACCTGGCACCTGGCACCTGCCCTTGCCCAGCAGCCTCAGGCCCAGCAAGGCCAGCCGCTCTCGGCCCTTAACGCCAAGTATGTGAACGGCGTCGTCCCAGGCTATTGGCCCACGGTGGGGACGGGGCTGACGCTGAACCTGAACGCGGACACGGCGTTGTGCGGCAGCCCGCCCGCACCGGTGACCTATGCGGGGGGAACGCTGACCATGACGGCGGCGGCAACGAGCTATGTCTATCTCGATCCCTTGCTCTCCTGCGCGCCGGCATCGAACACTTCGGGCTTCGGTGTCGGCCAGATCCCGATCGCGGTTGTGGTTGCCAATAGTTCCGGGATCACAACGGTCAACGATGTGCGAAGCTGGTTCTCACCGCCCGTCAGTATGGATTCGACCGGGCGGTCGATTGTCAAGGGCCTGAATGGCGCCTACTTCGCTGACCAACTCGGGGACAAAAGCACGACAGGAATTGCTTCAGGGGTTTCGGCGTGCGGGACCTCGACCCCCTGCCGGGTCGTGGTGCCCGGCTCCTACCCGACTACGGAGAGCGTGCCGGGCGGAACGACAAGCGGCAATATAGACGTTTTCGACTACCGTTACGGCGAATATCGGACTGTCGTCAACCCCGCTGGAAACGGAAGCAACGAGAACAATCCGTACCGATGGACCGGGAACTGGTATAACTCGCCGGGCCTGAACACCTACGCGGGGCATGATCTTTTTGAACTCAAGGCGAATCTCATGGATAGAGGGGTCAACCTGGAGCTTGGCGGCTATTACGAGAAATCGAGCGTCCAAGCCCTCAGTGCCACCACGAATAACTATACATGGGGAGTCCCGTCCAATGGCTTAATTACAAACCAATTCGGCAGGGTGGGTGATTCCGCCATACTGCTCGGTGGGAATACCTGCTACGGAGGCCGACAAACGCAGGGTGAAGAGGGCTGCCTTGGAATCGACATGAACGTGTTTCAGGGCAATACTGCTTATCAAGCCACAATCTCCTCCGGCGGAACGACCGGCTCTACCAGCCTCACCCTCAGCCCCACGGCAGGTTCAGGAACGCAGGGTGCGGGAGGCCCCTTAATCAATACAACCGCGGGCAAGATTATCAATGCGGGCACGATTAGCGCGATCAGTGGCGCGTCACCGCCTGTGCTAACCGGCAATGGTACTTCGTGGCCTGTCTCGACCGTGAACACAACCAGCACGGAAGCAGTGACCGCTCAAGGCGTGGCGACCGTCACCCTGGCCAGTTGCACCAATATTACGACTTCCACCGTCCTTCTGTTCTACGATTCGAGTTACCCTGAATTCTTAATTCCCAGCGCCGTTGTTTCAAGTCCATGTTCCATCACGGCGAATTTTACAGGCCCTCATGCGTCGGGGGCTTACGTGACTTCGGGAGGACTCAGCGGCTACGGGCTGGAGTTAACGGCGGATACGGTTGCTTCGGGTACGACCGGAGGAACAGCTATCCGCCAATTATGGCTCGTGATTGCATCGACAAGTAGCACCTCTCTTCTTTTGGGCGTTCAGAGTCAGGGACAATGGCGGGGGTTGTCAACTGGATTTGGAACGCAATGGCAAAATTCCGGTGGGTCAAACGGTTATGTACTGTACCCGGCAGCAATAGTTTCCTCAGTTTACGCAGCAGGCGTGGTGGGAAACACTTTTACCCTGGAATCGAATTCAGTGGCTTGGGCGAACAGTGACACCGTAGAGCTTCCACTCCACTGGGCAGGACACGTAGGGGTTGGCAATTGGAGCGTACAAAGTTGGTGGCCCCAAAATGCTTCGTGGGGGCCGACTATAAATTTTAATGGTGTGGCGGGTCAGGGTACGGTTGGGCTACAGGTCACGAACAACACGGCACCTACCGTGTACAACAGCGATGGAGGCATTCTCAACGAGCCTCGCGCCGCATATCAGGTCAACGGGCCATGGGCCAGTGGGATAGAGTTTCAAAATACCGGACCCGGCACAACTGGATTGCAGTTCGATGTGCAGGGGTTTGGTTCAACGTCCTCTCCGGACCTTGTGTATCCGTTTAGCTTCAACTCCACAGGCGGTGGGGACTATCTGGCCTATAATCGCTTCAATGGCACGTATATATGGACGACGGGTTTTAATCCCGCATTTCCATTTTGA